CTAATTTATCGGCATCGGCAACTGTTCTAGCGGTACTCATCGCATCAATTGTATTATTATTCTTTTCACAAGAAATCTGTACTAAGTTATTAGTATCTAATTTTTCATTTAAATGTTCTTTTAAATATTTTGGTATTAATTCACTAATATCATTGAAACGTTTGATATTAAGCTTTGAATCGGCAAGTAATTTATTACTGAAAATCATATTTGTATTGATTGTACCGTAGTGATAGAAGTATGTATAGTTACATTCAGCACCAATTGTCTTACCGTTCTGACGTGGAAGTACTTCAAAGATGTTAACATTATTATCCATTAACCATGATTGTGCAAGGTTGGCACGACTTAATTGGAATGGAATACTACCACCTGATTCTGGAATACGAACTACTTCTCTTAGATAATACCATTTATTACGCATTACTTCAGCATGGATACGAATCTTTTGTTCATCTGTTAAATCTTTACTATGTGGGTCAATACCTCTTAACGATTCATCATATAGTATAAGAAAAAATTTATTATTTTCAATTCCTTTATCCTTCAATAACTTATACATTTTAATGAAGGATGTGTTTTTGGTACTAGTATCGTAGATAGCCATTTTATTCCCTCTCCCTTCAAAGAGTTATGTTAATATTTATGTAATATATAGAATAATAGATTGTTTATTTTTTTATTTGACACATATAATGTTTGGAAATTTTTCTTGTTGAGGATGAGAATTCAGAAAGTAGGTTAGAATAAGCTTACATCTAGCGGAGGGAAGAAGAATAATGAAAGATAAGAAGGTGTCTATAAATGTTGAAGACTATAAGAATATTTTAGACCTTATAGAAGATGATATTGGTATTGATATACTTTGGACTGAAGAAGATGAGGAAGAATGGGAAAGAAAATATAATAATAAAGATGCCTTCTATTCTTATAAAGAGTAGAAGGCTTTTTATAACCGTATAGAAATATTTATATAAATATATATTATAATAATGATATAATACATATAAAAATAAGGGGGAATAATTATGTTTAAAAAATTATTCAATAGAAATAAGAAAGATGATTTAACTAAAATGCTAAACAACAAGGAAATCATTGAAAGACGTAAAAAAAATGCAATAAATGAAATGGATGATAACGGTAGAAAGTTATTTGTATTAACTTTAAAAACAGTATCGTTGGAAAAACAGTTAAAAGAAAAATATCCATTAAATAAAACAGGTATATCAAGACAGATAGAAGAATTACAAAAAGAAAGGGAGGATATCAATGCTAGACAAGAATTGTTATTGGCACGTATTAATTAATAACACATATTTAAAAGAAATAGGGGATGAATAATTAATCCCCTATCATCCTGAGTTATGATGTAAAACTAATTGCAACCATAGGAGTTCTAAAATAAGTTTTGTAGATTGTACTTGAACAATCTGCATCAGTAACGAAAGGAATTTATCATGACAATTATCAACCTAACACCAGAATTAGTATCAGAAAAAGTAGCATTCATTGAAGGATTAGTTAACTTGGATTTAGCGTTAAAACCAAATGCAAGTAAAGAAACAAAAGAACATCTTGAAGCTAACTTTAAAGAAATATTAAATATGGTATTAACATCAGACACTGTTGTAGATGACCATGATAACAGGGAAGAATACTTACAAGGTTTTGTAGTATTACGTGATGGTCATGTATGTCCAATCTATATGAATTCAGTATTCTGTCTTAATGATTTATATGTAGATGATAGAGACGGTAAATTACATATAAGTCAAAGCTCAGTAGCTGGTAATATTTCTACTCGTAATACAACGTTAAAATTAGCTGTAGAAAAGTATAATAAAGAATATGAAGATAATATGATACGTATATATAAAGGAAAGCATAATTTACATTCTTCAGTAGTTTACATTCTTGCAAAATAAAATAAAATAATAGGAGATGAATAATAATGGCAATTTCAATCACAATTAACGGTAAATCATTAAAAGAGGTAGTTAAATTTAAATCTAAAGAAGAAAAACAAGAAGTTAAAGTTTCACTTAAAGATAGAATGGAAACATTCAAAAATAAGTTTAAAAAAGTAGACCCTGTAACAGCAGTATTAAACAACAAGGAAATCATTGAAAAACGTAGACAAAATGCTATTAAAGAAATAGAAGTAAATTCAAATCGTTTAACTGAAATTATGAATGAAACATCTGGATTAGCAAAAACATTACTAGCACAAAATACTAAAAGAAAAAAAGAGACTCGTGACTTAATTAAAGCACTTGAAATGGAAGGAATACTATTGTTAGAACGTCAAGAAGAATTACTAACAAGAATTTAAATAATATAAGGATACCAATTAATGTATTCTTATATCTTTATTTTTTTGCAAAGGAACATAGAAAAAATAGTAATACTGTAGAAATTAATCTACAGTATTACTATTTATATTAACAATTAAGGTGCAGTGATAGAACCATCATTGTTTAAGATTTCAATTTTAGCTGTTAATTGAATGAATTCTTCAATTGTATGACGTTTAGTCATCATGATTGAAGGAATTGCTGGATTCTTAGTATTTAAGTAGTTATGAACAACGTTGAAAGTATATGGGAAATACTTAATTGTCATGAACTTACTTGTAAGTGGTACGAAGAACATTGTCAATTCGCCAGCAGGAATTAAATCAGAAGCGATGATTGTGTAACGGTTAGCACCAGACATAGCACCGATAGAGTAATCTACATCAATACCATTTTGGTTATCTGATACGTGGTTGAATGACCAAGATACGTTAGGGATAAGTTGAGTATCTAAAGGATTACCTACGATTACAAAGTAACCTTGGTAGTAGTAAGTTTCAGATTTCATCTTAGTAGCATAGTGGTCGATTACACGTTTGATTTCTTCCAACCAGTTCTTTGGATTACCAGCGAACTGTGGTGCTGGATGCACGTTGAATTTACCTTTGTAAGTAGGTTTGCTTTGGAATGAAGCATCAATGAAGTTGTAAAGTTCTTGGTCAACTTTTTGACTTGTAATGTTAGACATTACGTCAGTAACTTCAGCAGTACCATCCACATTGTACATTGCCATTGTGTCGTTTAAGAACTCAAGTGGTAATGAAGCCTCAATGTGTTCACCAGTACCGATAGTGATATCACGACGGTCAATTTCGAAGCCAACGTTAGTTGCTTTAGTATGACCTTCAGAAGATACCCAACCTTGGAACGCAATTTGTTTTACTGTTCCACGCATTGAAGTAGCAGATACAAGACCTGATTCGGCATACATAGAACCTAAAACTACGTCTGAAGTAATTGTACCGTCAGAGTGTTTAGCAGAAACTTCCGCATAGATACGGTTATTGATATCGATTTTTGTGTTTACTTTAACAGTTTTAGACTCTGGGTTAGCACCAGTTGAGTCTTTAACTTCCATAACTACTTCTTTAACGAAGAATTTACGGTCAATAGCGTTGTTTGCTTCTGCTGGACGACCAGCTTCAGCTAGAATGTCAAATTCAACTACAGGCATTGCTTGTAGGTCTTCAGTAAGTTTTTGACGTTCAGCTAAACCGTTGTTAGAATCTTTTAATGATTCTGGTAGGTAATGTTTTTTACCTGTAATTGCATCTTCAATATAAGGTTTTGAGAATGCAACAGAGAATGCTGGAGTACTTACTGCTTCAGTAGGTACAGCGTATTTAAGAGCAATCTTTGCCCACATTTTACGAATTACAGGCATTGCTAATGAAGCGATTGGAGGAATACCTGCAACTGCTGCTTCTTTAAGAACTACAGTACGGTTGTTCTCTAATAGAGTACGTACTTGTGCTTCTTGTTGAGCATCTAAGCCTTCTGTTAATTTTTCAACATAAGTGTTGAAAGTTTGGTTATCAGTAACAACGTCACGGAAACCTTCACCAATAATGCTTACATGTTGAGTATTCTCAAAAAAAGTTGCGGCTTCTTTAAGAGTTTGAGAGAAACCATCAGTCATAGTTTGAGAATGATTTGTACGATATTCTACAGTCATTTTCTTTAACTCCTTTGTAATTAGAATTTTGAATAGAACGGAAATTATAATTTTTTGTTCACATTTGGGACAATATAAATTACAATATCTAACTTCCATCTATTTCTTACTAATTAATTGTTTATTGTTCTTTAGTAGAAATCTTCTCGAATAACTTAATCATCAAATTAATTTCAGTTTTTACATGAATGAAAATAACTCTACTCTTTTCATATGATAACGTTAGGATTTTTTCAGTAATCATCCCTTTTACGTTTTCTCTAAGATTGTATAATTTATCCTCAATGAAATCTAAAGTAGAAAGAGATTCATCCTTTTGATTTAGATGTTCTTTATACTTATCTAGATTCTCAATGAAGTTATTAATAGAGTTATAAATATTTCGATAATTGTCAAAGAGAATTAATTTTTTGTTTTTTTCACTTTGGGTTTCTTCGGCATCATCAAGGTCTACTACTCCACCATTGTCATCATTAACTTCTTCCGAACCTGTACCATCTGTTACATCGCCTTCAGTTCCAGTATCAGTACTATTAGTATCTGTTTCAGGAGTTGCTGTTGTATCAGTGCTATCAGTCTCTAAAGCATCTGTAGTTTCCGTTGGCTCTTCTGTAGTAGTTTCATCTTTGTCAGCTTCTGTAAGCATCCACAGTGAATTATAAATATGTTCTAATGGTTTATCGGGATTTCCACCCTCATTAAAAATGCTCACAATATCACCTACTCATCTTCGCCTTGTTTATCTTTAATTACCTTGAGTTTATTAATGTCAGATTTAAGCTTGTCTCTGACCTTCATTAATT